CCAAAGTGGTATTTGGTATGATGAAAATATACTAGCAGAATTTAGGCCATTTGCAAAAAAATATATTGATAAAATGATTGAAAAATTTGAATTTGAATATGGATTTAAAAATATTAGTTTAGAAGATTACTATAAGAAATTAGGAAATAAGAAGGATGAATATATTAGGGGTTATAAAGATTATTGTAATACGTTAAAATTGAAAATGATATTTAAGATGCATAATAAGAGTGATGAGAAATTATTCATATCTTTTGGCGCAGAGAAAATTAAAAGTCGTAATATTTGTGCACAACAACCTATGGGGAAAATTTTATTAGGTATTATATGTGAATTAGGAATGCAGGTTTTACACAAACAAAAATGGTGCGGTCCTGGTACTTCATTGAGACAAAAATCTGAAAAATTTTCAAAATGGTGTAAAGAATTAGGATATTTTAAAATGATATGCTGCGATGGTAGTGCTTTTGATTCTACTCAGCATATTGATATTATAGAATGTGTAGATGCTTATTTTTTAAACCAAATAGTCTTAAGGAACGAATATTTACAAAAAATATACACTATTAAAGATGTTAAAAAATACTGTGATCAAAAACAATATTATGTTTATTCCAAATATGGATATTTCTATTGGGTAGGAGGTACACAATTATCAGGAAGAATGAATACTTGTTTATGTAATACTCTCAGATCAGCTTTATATGTTGAATTTATTATTGAAAAATCCCATATTATTCGTTCACTCATATATTTTGAAGTAAACGGAGATGATCAAATAATTTTTGCGTGTGTTTCTATTATCAACTTATATATTAAGAATGCATATAGATTTGTATATTATAATAAAGATTGTTCTATTAAACATGGTCTAGGACAGATTTCTAAAATATTTGAAATATATAATGATATCACTGGGGCTGAATACTTATCTAATTACTTACTTTATGATCCTGTTAGTCAAGATGTTGCATTAATTAGAAAACCTGAACGATTTTTCCAGTTAGTTCCTTATACATTTAGAAATAATAAAAGAAAAAAATCATTATATCTACTTTTGAAAGCCAGATTAGCTATGGATATATCTTACGCTGGGTTAATTAATTTTAAAAATATTGAGGTG